AAGTGGATAAACGACAACGGTTATAATGAAAACTGTTATCTACCACATGATGGCGGTCATGAGCGCTTAGGTATGAAGGGTTCAATCAAAGCACAGTTGAGAGAGATGGGCGTTAAGAACATCAAGGTGTTGAAGATTATGAGCAAGCAAGCACAGCGCACTCTGGCTAAAGAGCTAATCAAGGAAGCTTATTTTGACAAAGAGAAATGCAAAGACGGCTTGCACGCGCTTAAACATTATCGCTCAAAGTTTGATGAGAAAACACAGATGTTTAAAGAGCTGCACGATTGGTCATCACATGGCTCTGATGCATTTGCATACCTTGCGCAAGCTTTAAAGATATTTGACCCGCTTGATAATAAACCACCACCACAAGAGCGCAGAAACCGTGGTGGCGGTGGTTCATGGATGGGTTAGCCATGCGCGGTTAATAAATCAGCCATGCAAAACGCATAGCTATTGCAATCCAAACGCATAGCTAGTATACTCCACACTAACACGGAGTTATATACATGCCTTATGACGATAAACCCAAAGACGACGAAGAAATGCACAAAGCGGCTATCACTCGATTTGCAGAGTGTGAAGCTTATTTTAGTGATGAATATGAAGAAGGCCGCGAGGATTCGGATTTTGTCCAAGGCATTAACCAATGGGATGAGGCCGATGTTGCACAACGTAATAGAGAGCGCCGCCCGTCTTTGGTTATCAATCAGCTATTACCATTTAAAAATCAGATATTGAACAATATAAAGCAAGCCCGTCCAGCGGTGCGTGTAAGCCCTGTTGATGACAAAGCTGATATTGATACGGCAGAAGTGTTCCAAGGCGCTATACGTGCTATTGAGCGCCAGTCTAAGGCTAACAGCGCTTATGATATGGGTGCCAGTAACGCAATTACAGCGGGTCGTGGTTGGATTCGCATAGGCACAGACTACGCTGATGGCTTGAGCTTTGACCAAGATATATTCATTGAACGCGTGATGAACTTTGAGAGCGTGTATATTAATCCACAAAGCACATCTATTGACGGTAGCGATATCGAGTATGCATTTATCTTTGATGATATATCACATGACGAATACAAATCACGCTTTCCTGATGAAGAGATTGTAGAGTTTGCGACAAGCGATACCGCATGGAACGATGAAAACACTGTGCGTATAGCTGAGTACTTTTATAAAGAGTTTGAAGAGCGCGAGATTGTTTTAACTGAGAATGACGAAGTGCTGACACGCGCCGAGGCTGATTTGCTTATTGAAAGCGGTTTGCTTGAAGAGGAAGCAATCATTGATACTCGCACAGCTAAGTTTCCAGTTATCAAGCATTGCCTATTGAATGGCGAAAAGATATTAGAGAAAACGGACTGGGCTGGTAAATATATTCCTATTGTCCCTGTTTATGGTGAAGAGGCTTATGTTGATGGCAAGCGCGTTTCTTATAGCTTGATACGCCAAGCCAAAGACCCACAACGCATGTTCAACTATTGGAAAACGGCAAGCACTGAGTTTATAGCGTTGCAACAGAAAGCGCCTTATCTAGCGCCTAATGGCTCGTTTAAATCATTCTCAGATGAATGGGAAAACGCAAACAATCGCAACTATCCATACCTTGAATACGATGTTGTGTACGATGAAAACGGAATGCCTTTGCCTCCACCAATGAAACAGCCGCCTATCATGGGCAGCCCTTCAATGATGCAAGAGGCCATCGGTTCATCACAAGATATACGCAACTCACTTGGTATGCACGACGAAGGCCAAGGCGCAGAGAGCAACGCTATATCTGGCATCGCTATCCGCAATAGACAGATTACAGGCGACAACGCAAACTTTCATTTCATGGATAACTTGAGCGCGTCAATTGCACAGGTTGGCTGCATACTGGTTGACCTCATCCCTAAGATATACAGCAAGCGCAAGATGCTGCGTATTCTTGGTGACAACGGTGAGCCTGAGAATGTGCCTATTAACCAAGGTTTTGTTAAAGACCCAGAGACAGGCGATAAGCGCCCAGCCAAGCAAGGCGAAGCCATTGACGGCATTTATAAGCTAGGCGCAGGAACATATGATGTTGTGTGTGACGTTGGCGCGTCTTATAGCTCTAAGCGTCAAGAAATGGCTGATAAACTAACTGAGATTGTTAACGCGCAGCCTCAGCTTATGGGCGTGGTTGGCGATATGGTCTTTGAAGCTCTTGATTTACCAATGGGTAATGAAATTGCTAAACGCCTTAAAGCACAGATGGCTCCAGAAATGCTGGGTGATGACCCACAGGCGGCTAAGTTACAACAGGCAGCGCAAGCCGTACAGCAGCTTGAAGAACAGCTTGCTAACATGGATGCGGCCTTACAAGACAAGAAGAAGAATGAAGACTTTGCTAATGCTGTTACAGCAGAACAAGCACAGCTAGACCGCGATAAGTTCATGGTTGACGCTGAGAAAGCTAAAGCTGAGATTGCAAAGATTTACGCAGACATAAACAAAACAGACGCAGAAACTAAGGGTCAATCAATTGACAACATCGAAGCTATTATTGGTGATGTCGGCGACCTTAAAGAGGCGGTGGAAATGCTTATTGGCGACATGGAAAATGACGTTAGTGAACTAGAGGTCTCAATCACACCTGAACCAAGTGATGCAATGCTAACACAGGATGATAGCGAATGACTGACGAAGCACAAGGCGTTGAACACGCCGAACCAGCGGTGGAATCCGCAACAGTAAGTGAGAATACAGACACTAACGAAGCCGAGGCGCTAGAGGTTGTTGAGACCGTTGCCGACGTAGAGGAGGTTGAAGTTGACCACAAGGTTTTGTCTGAGCAGCTTAAACGGGAAACCGAAGGCAAGCAGGGTAAAATCGACAAGCAACGTGCGGCATTAAGCCAAGCGAATGCTAAAATTCAGGAAATGCAACAGCAACTAGCGCAAACGCTAAAAGTTGAAGCCCCTCTTGAGCCAAGCATTGATGATTTTGAAACACACGATGACTATGTTGAAGCCGTCTCTGATTTTAAAGCTGAGTTAAAATTTAGCCAAAAGCAAGAGGCAGCTAAACAAGCTGAGTTGCAACAAAGACAAGCGGATTTATTAGCAGAACAAAAAAAGCAGTTTGATACCTCTGAACAAGAGTATAGAGCAGCGAACCCTGACTATGACCGCGCTAAGACTGAGTTGCAAGATTTTCTCGTTACCACACCTATCAACGGTGCAATTGGTGATGCGATTTATGAAGCGGCTGCGTTTGTTGGTGTTCCCAATGTCATTGATTACTTTGGTGGCAATGGTGGCGAAAACTTAGCGGAATTTGAGAAGCTTTCTAAAATGTCACCAGTGGGGGCGGCTTATGAGATTTTCAAGCTTGGTCAAAAGTTGTCTGGTGTTAAGCCTGAGAAATCAAAACCATTACCAAAACCAGTGAAAACTGTTAGCGGTAGCGGCTCATCCAAAAAAGACCTAAGCCAAGGCGATGTGCTTAAAAACTTAGGGCTTAAATAACAAGGACTATTAAACATGGCTAATACAATTAATACAATCAAAGACGGCCCAGGATTATTTGCTAAGGGCATAGCTCAAACACTTAAAGACAATCTAAAATTATTCGCATTTGTAGACAAAGCAGATGAGAGCGATTTTGACGGCAAGAATGGCTTTAAATCTGGCGACACTATCAATACTTCAATTCCACCACGTTATGTTCCACAGCAAGATTCTTTGGACATCACAAGTTCTATTCAGGACACGGTTGAAGAAAAGAAGGTGCTTACACTTAATAAAACTGAAACTATCGGTATGAAGCTTGACAGTTTAGAGCTTGCCACTGATGTTGATGTTGCACAAGCACTACGTCGCTTTGGTATGCCAGCAGCAGAGAGCATTGCGCAAAACATGGAAGCACGTTGCTTTGAGATTGCTCACGATGCAACATATAACTTCTCTGGTACAGCTGGTTCTAATGGCTTTACAGTTGCAGACGTTCTTGACGCTCGTAAGCACTTGAACAAGAACTTGTGCCCTATGAAAGACCGTATGCTGTTCTTAAACTCTGACAGTGGCGCCGAGGCTGTTGATGCTCGTAAAGGCTTATTTCAGTCTAGCGAACAAATCAAGAAACAGTATGAAGATGGCTATATCGGTCGTGCTGATGGCTTTGATTGGGTTGAGACTGAGCTTATTGGTCTACACACAAACGGCTCACAAGGTGGTACTCCATTAGTTAATGGCGCAACATCTGAGGGTGCAAGCACTATCGCGATTGATGGCGTTACCTCTGGTAATACATACACTAAAGGCACAGTGTTTACACTTGCTGGTGTTTTCCGTGTTCACCCTATCACTAAGACTGTTACACCAGACTTACAACAATTCGTTGTTACAGCTGATGCGACATTTACAGGTGGTGCGGCTACAGTATCTATCAGCCCTTCAATCTATGCTGGCTCTAATGGCTTGCAAAATGTTAGCGCTCTACCAGCCGACAACGCAGCAGTTACTCTAAAAACTGGCGCAGCGTCAACTGGCTATAGCCAAAACCTTGCAATGCATAAATCAGCATTTAAGTGTGTTACAGCGCCACTATACGCACCACGCGGTGTTGACTTGGTAGCTACTGAAACGGTTGACGGGATTACAGTTAACATCGTTCGTGACTTCGACGTTAAGACCCGCGAAGTTATCACACGTGTTGATGTTCTTTACGCTTTTGACGAGATTCGTCCTGAGTGGTCAACTCGCCTTACTTCTTAATTAATATGGGAGGGGCTTTAATTAGCCCCTTCTTTCTCACTCATAATAAGGATTAAATATATGCCTTTCTACATGTATAACAAAGACGGCGCTAAACTATTCAATGACAATGAAACAGCCCCAGATGGTTATTTTGATTGCCCAACAAAAGCAGCAGCCGCTACTGAAAAGCCAACAGTTAAAAAAGCGCTACCAGTTAAGAAAACTAACACAAACAAAAAAGGTTAAGCCATGACAACAGCACGCGATATAGTTAAAAGCGCACTGCGTAAAATCGCTGTGTTAGGTCAGGGCGCTAGCCTTAATAACCAAGAGGCGCAAGACGGTCTATCAGCTTTAAACATGATGGTTGCATCTTGGTCTGTTGAGGGCAATCTAGTCTTTACACAACAGTTTGAAACTTTCCCTATCGTGAGCGGTCAAAAGACTTTTACCATAGGCACAGGCGGCGACTTCGACACTGATAGAGTGCTTAGAATATCATCGGCTTATGTAACGCAAGGGACGCAAGACTATTTGCTTACGCGCTATAATAAAGATGAGTATGCGGCTATTAACGATAAGAATACATCTAGCATACCGACTATCTATTATTTTGATGCTAACTACCCATTAGCTAACTTGACATTGTATCCTGTACCCGTTGGCGTGCAGACAATAACATTGGTTGATGAGAATGCGCTTGCAGGATTTACCACACTAGACACTGTCTTTGCCATGCCCGCTGAGTATGAGGAGGCCCTTATATATAACCTAGCGTTACGTCTTGCGCCAGAGTATGAGCGTGAAGCATTGCCGAGCGTTGTAAAGATTGCGGCTAAGTCTAAAAAAATAGTTGAGAGCCAAAACTCACGCAACAACACAAGCGCTAGTACAATACAAGTTCCAAGCAGCAGCGGCAACACGGGTAACGTTTACAGAGGGTATCTTAGATGATAATTGATATTGTTGGACAGTCCTATCAAATGGAAGCCGTTAGCTTTGATAATCAGCGTACGGTCAACATGTATCCGCTTATCAGTGAGAGCAACACAAGCAAAAGCCCAACAGCTTTACGCTCAACGCCTGGTCTGCTTGAATTTGCAACACTAGGCGGTGGTCCTATACGTGGTTCAATAGAAACAAAGACCCGCGCTTTCTTTATGTCAGGTAACGAGTTCTATGAAATGTCAACCACAGGCGTAGGAACGCTTAGAGGGACAATCAACACAACAACAGGCGAGTGCTTTTTAGCTGAGAACCCAACACAGATAATGATAATTGACGGGCTTGACGGTTGGATATTTAACAAGACAACAGACGCATTCACACAGATTACAGATGTTGACTTTCCTGTGCCTAGTCACTTAACATTTCAAGACGGTTATTTTATT